TGATTCAAACATCATCAAAAAATGTGGAACAACTACTACAATCGGATCAGGAGCAAGTAATCCTATTGTTGTAGATGGCTCTGCAGTTACGTTAGGTCGTTGTGGTGGTACAGTGGCTCTTGCATCAGGTGCAACACAGACAGGTTTTGGTAGAACAGGAACTGTTGATTGGCAGACAACTCCAAAGACAGCTACATTTACTGCAGCTAATGGAGAAGGTTATTTCTGTAATACAACAGCTGGTGCTTTTGAAGTAGATTTACCAGCAGGAACTGCAGGTGCAATAGTATCTGTTCAAGATTATAATAACACATTTGATTCAAATAATTTAACAATTGATCCAAATGGTTCTCAAAAAATAAATGGTGGAGTAGCAGGACTTCCTATTACTCTTCAAACAGAGGGTCAGGGTCTAACTTTAGTTTATGTAGATGATACTATTGGTTGGAGATCTGTACACAGTGATGATTTTTCAGAAGTTCCAGAAAATCCTGCTTTTATTACTGCAACGGGAGGAACAATAACAACCGTTTGTACAAATTTTAAAGTTCATACATTTACAGGTCCTGGAACATTTTGCGTGTCTTGTGCAGGTAATGCTGCTGGATCAAATAAAATTTCATATATGGTAGTAGCTGGCGGTGGCGGTGGTGGTCACGAAGATGCAGGTGGTGGTGGAGCAGGTGGTTTTAGAGAAAGTAAAGCACCTCTTTGTTCTTTCACTGCAAGTCCAATAGCGGCTACAGGAGGTATAACAGTTTCAGCGGGAGGAAATCCTATAACAGTAGGTGCAGGTGGCGCAGGTGGTAATCCACCAACAGCTAGTCCTGCAGGTTTTGGAACTTGTGGTAGTAATTCATCAATAGGTGGCCCTCCAGCACCAATAATAGCAACTGGTGGTGGTGGTGGTGGCGCTGCAGAATGTAATACAGATAATGGTATTAGACAAGGAAAACCAGGTGGTTCAGGTGGTGGCGGTGGTGGTGTATATTCTCCTCAACCTCAAGATGGAGGTGATGGTCCAACAGGTGGATCAGGTAATACACCTACAGTTTCTCCTTCACAAGGATTTCCTGGTGGAAATGGTCCAACACTTAATCGTGAAAATAATAATGTAGCAGAATTAGGTGGCGGTGGCGGTGGAGCTACTGGAGCAGGTCAAAGAACTCCTAGTCCGACAACTTGTGGAGCAGGTGGAGCAGGTGGAACAGGTGCAACAACAAGTATTAATAATACACCTACAGCTTACGCTGGAGGTGGAGGCGGTGGAATTCACACATATGGCGGTGGATCCGGATCAAGAGCAGCCGGTGGAACTCCTACAGCTGGACAAGGTGGTACACCAGGACCAAATTCTAATAAAGCAGGAACAAATGCATCAGCTAATTCAGGTGGTGGTGGTGGAGGATCTGGTGGAAATGGTGGACCTCCTTGTGCCGGAGGTGGAGATGGCGGTTCAGGTATAGTAATAATAAGGTATAAATTTCAATAATTATGACAAGTACAATTAAAGTAAATACAGTAACAACAGAATCAGGAAGCACTTTAACTTTAGGTGAATCTGGTAAAACAGTAACACTTGCATCAGGTGCATCACAAACAGGTTTTGGTAGAGAAGGGTCAGTAGATTGGCAAACAGGATCAATCAAAACGGCAACCTTTACAGCAACATCTGGTGAAGGTTATTTTTGTAATACTACAGGTGGTGTTTTTAATTTAACTTTACCTTCTTCACCTAGCGCTGGTGCTATTGTTGCACTTTCGGATTATGCAAACACTTTTAATACAAACGCTTTAACAGTAGATAGAAATGGTTCAAATATAGAAGGAGCCGCATCTAATTTAAGTTTAGACGCTCAAGGTATAGCAATGACTTTTGTTTATGTTGATGCTACTAAAGGATGGAAAGTTGTAGGTGCAGGAAGAGAAAAAGATAAAACAGCAACAGAATTTGTAATAGCAACAGGTGGTACAATAACAACAGATGGTAATCACAAAGTTCATACATTTACAGGTCCAGGAACTTTTGAAATAACTCAAGCAGGAACTGGCCCTGCTTCTAAAATGGATTATTTAGTAGTTGCTGGTGGAGGTGGTGGCGGAATGGGAGCAACAGCTTCATCAGGCGCTGGAGGTGCAGGAGGTTTAAGATTTTCTGCTGATCAATGGTGTGCTCCAGGACCAGTTTCACCAAGAGCAGGAACTGCTTTAACAACAACAGTTGCTTCATTTCCTATTACAGTAGGTGCGGGTGCAGCAGAATTACCAACTTCAAGTCCAGGACAAAAAGGAAACAATGGAAATAATTCAGTTTTTAGCACAATAACATCTACAGCTGGTGGTGGTGGTGCAGGACACAATGATGTTAATGGAAACCCAGGTGGTTCAGGAGGAGGAGGTGCTTCAGGTGGTCCATCTCCTTTAGGAACTGGGGGTAGTGGTAATACTCCTCCAACAAATCCTTCACAAGGAAATAACGGCGGAAATTCAGGACCACACGGACCAGATAATTATGTTAAAGGTGGAGGCGGTGGAGCAGCTACTGCAGGAGCTCCACAAGGACCCTCTCCATTGTCTCCTACAGGAGGAGTTGGAGGAGCAGGATTACAAGTTAATATAGATAATAATAATTACTACTGGGCTGGTGGTGGTGGAGGTTCAGCTTGGGTAGATGGACCACCCGCAGCTCCAGGTGGAATCGGTGGTGGTGGAGGTGGAAGTACTCCAAGTTCAAATCCAGGTAATGCTGGTTCAGGCGGAGGCAGTGCTATAAACGCTGGATCAGCTGGGACTAAAGGGGGAGGTGCAGGACAAGGCGGAGCTAACACTGGTGGTGGAGGTGGTTCTTCTAATGTTAACACAGGAAATGCTGGTGCAGGCGGATCAGGTATAGTAATAATAAGGTATAGGTTTCAATAGATAAATTATGAGTGAAATAAAAGTAAATAAAATTAGTCCAAGAACAGCTTGTGGTACAACTACATTAGGGGATAGTGGAGATACATTCACAATTCCTGCTGGTGTATCAATAACAAACTCTGGTACTGCATCAGGTTTTGGTGCAACAGGTGCTGCGTCTTGGAATACAACAGTTAAGACAG